ACAAATAAAAAATATGGTTAAGTTTCTTAAAGAAGGTGATACATTTACAAAAGCACATAACAGAGCAAAGAAACTAGATATGTTAAAAGAAAAAAAAAAATAATGTATTATTATATAATGGATAAAAAGAAATCTGATAAAAAGGTTTTATATAAACCATTTGTTTCTAAAGCAAAAAATAAAAAATATTCTGTATACGTTAAAGGTAAGAATGATAAACCTAAATTAATTAATTTTGGTGATAGTAGATACGAACAATTCAAAGATAAATTGGGACACTACAAAAGTAAAGATCACGGAGATAGTAAAAGAAAGAAGGCATATTACGACAGACACGGACAAACAAATGATAAGGACACTGCAAAATATTGGTCGCACAAAGTATTGTGGTAATTATTTTATTTTTGATTTTAAATATTTATATAGTATATAAATGTTTAATTGTATATTGTGTGAACGCTCTGACGAATATTTATTTACTTCACATTTATGTAGTAAGTGTCGTAAGATAAAACATTACATTAATATTTATGACGAAAGAGTATTTGAAGTATTAGACAATGTCCTTTCAAGGACAGAAGATAAACAAGATAATAAAATAAAGGTAGAAATTAAAACTGAAATAGAAAATAAAGAAATGGTTTTAAGAAATAAAAAACTTGTTAAGCGTGGGACTGAAGTTGATAATTAAATGTAAAAATATTTTATAAGTAAATATATATATAGTATGAATGAAGATCACTTGCAAATGTATCCAGTAAAACCAGACGAAGACGTTTACCAGATTGAAAGAGATATTCCAGAACCACTACAAAGACCACCATTCGTTTCAATAATTTGTGGCGGAAAGGGAAGTGGTAAGACGACAGCGTGTATTAATGAATTATGTAGAAGTAATATGTATGGAGAACATAAAAAAAAAGACCACGTGTTTCAAGATATTATTATTTATTCTGGTACATTAGGTTCAGACAGCACTTCAAGACATTTAGTAAAGAAGGCAACTATGGTTTCAAATACGTATGACGACGAAAGTTTAGGTCATATTGTTGATTACCAAACCGATAAAGAAAAGAAAGATAGACGACATATTTGTATTGTTGCTGACGATATTGCAAGTATGATTAAATCACGTGATAGTGAATTATATAAATTAACGTCAACCCATAGACACCATTTAGTATCAATATATTATTTAGTTCAGAACTGGAAAATGCTTCCGCCAGTTGCTAGATCTAATGCTAGTAATTTTCATATTTATCGTATACCTTCCAGTAAGGAACAAGAAAAGATTTTTGAAGATTTAGGATTTTTAGGTAATAAAAAAATGATTAAAGACCTTTATGACTATGCTACTAATAAACCACATAATTTTTTATACGTTGACGCTTTAAAGAATACTGCTTGGAAGTGGGGTAATTGTGAACCGGAACATTTATGGTCTAAATATTCTGAAGGTGGTGGTTATAATTCACCATTCGTTATACCAAGTGGTACAGAAGTTATAGACGATACTTGATTGTAATTACATTTTTTTTATTTAAAATTAATTTTATATATAGATATTATATAAAATGAATGAAGCAGAAAACTTTTACGATAATGCGAGTAAGATTGGTGGTAGATTATCTAGTATTCAGCAAAGGGAAGAAGAAGGGCGTGAAGCGTCAGTAGACATAGCAAGAACAAAATGGGATACACTTTTAGGACAAGATACTAATGCTATGGGAGAAAAAGAAGGGGAAGGTGGTGCTGAAACCGGTGGTGGTTTAACAACTTCTTTACTTGTTGCTGGTGTGAAAAAAGTTGTAAGTGGACGTGTTAAAGGTGCTTTACAAAAAGTAGTTCAGAACAAAATAGACAGCATAAAAGCAAACAAAGCAAGTAGCAACGTGGAAACAAAAGCACCAGCACCGGACGACGCACCAGCAAGATCCCCAGCAGATTTAGATATTCAGAGCGGACAAAGTGTTGCAGATAGTAGAAGTCAAGCAAGTAATCTTTCTGATAGAATGAATAATATGGATAGTGCTAGTAAGCAAAGTGTTATGGACGAATACAATAGCGACCCAGCAAGAGTTCAAAACCCTTCTACACCAGCGGATTATGAAAATAATGTAAGAACTATGGAAGGTAAAGTGAAAGCACAAGAAAGCAACCCAGAAACAAAGTTTCAAGACGAAAACTTGGGTTCAGAAGCGGACGCTGGAACTGCTGGTACGGACGCAACTGCAAGTGTAGGAAACACCACCACAACTTCAGTAGCACAACAAACACCAAGAACACAAGCACAAGACGACGCACAATTAGGTGGGGATACTGACGATTTAGGTGGTGGTGCTACTAATACACCAGTTTCAAGCACTCAAGTTCAAACTGGTTCTACTAATACTGGTGCTAATACTGGTAATCCAGCGGTAGACGATACTTTAGATAATATTTCTGATACTGCTGGTAATATAAGTCAGAAAGGTATGGACGTTTTAACTGATAAATTAGGTGTTGACTTTGGTGATCTAGCACCGGCAGATATAGGTGGTGAACTTGCTGGTGCAGTTGGCGAAGCAAGTGGTTCTATGTTAGGTGCTATTGGTGGTGCTGTTGGTACTGCACTGGACTTTCTCGGACCTATTGGTATGCTTCTTGGTTTGGGAACAACTATTTTTGGTTTGAGTGAAGACGCTAAAACTGAAAGTGATAGTTCAAAAAAACAAAGTCAGATTGAAACTCTTGCTGGATCTGTAAATGATATGGGTGGTATGTCTATGGGTTCAATTGCTTCTACACCTATGGATACAGCACAGATTAGGGGTGGTGGTGCTTCATTAAACTTCTAAAATATTTATCTAATATTATATGTTTCGGATATGGTTTGTTAATTAAATTAAACTTGGAAATATTTTCTTTAGTCAATTGATATTGCATTTATACTATATAAATATATTTTTTTTTTTATATTAATATAGTAAAGATATGAAATGTTTTTTTGGAAACTCTAGTAATGCGGTTTGTCCTAATTCAAGTCATAATCCTAAAAATCCAAATTATCAAAAGGAACTAGCAAAGGATAGACGTGATTATAAACACGTACCTAAATCTCAAGACAAGCGTGGTAGACCAAAGCAGTTTACAAAAGCACAAGCAAAGGAAAGACAGATAGAACGTGATAAGAAACGTAAAGGTCGTGGTGGTAAGGTTAAGGGTAAATATTATAAACCAAAGTCAACTATACCACAAGGACAATTTGTAAAGAAAACACAGAAAGGTGGATATACATTATCTTTTAATTAATTTTACCTAAAGTATTGTAATAATTATATTTTTATTTATTATTTATTTTATATATAGATATTATATAAAATGAGTAAACGTTATTTGTCGGTCGCTTCTAGTAATGGCGGAAATGGAACATTCGGATATAGTCAAGGTAATCCACAACTTAATTTTCTTGTTGCTAATACCGGTATGTTGCAGTCGCAAGAATTAAGATTTCAAGGTACATTTAAGAGAGTTTTAAACACACAAGCAAATGGAGCAAACGCAAACGAAGTTGATACAACTAAAGTTTTAAATGTTGATAGTTTTGTTGGTATACAATCTGTTATTCAAAATCTAGAAATAAGTTCAAGAGCATACAGCAATCGTAGTTTGGAACAGATCCAGAATTATCCACGTCTAGTTTCTAACTTTATGTCTGGTTTACATAGTAAGTCCGGTCTTGATACTCAAATGTTTCACGAACAAGTCAGTAAAGGACACGGATTTGATACTATAGCAGAAGAAACACACCAAGACGGATTGAATGCAAGAAACTTTGACCCAGACGGACAGACCCTAGCACAGCGTCTTCCTTATTGTGCTACTAAAGGTGTTGATTTTGATATGCGGTTAATGTGTGGTATGTTTATGTCTAACGATATTGATTTGGAAGCGTTAGGTGGTCTTTCAATCACAATTAATCTAGCACCAAACGAAAATGTGTTATTCGGTGCTGACGCTTCTGATTATCATTATATAATTGAGAACCCACGCATTATCGTCCCAGTTCTTTCTAAAGACGCACAGCAACAGATTGCTACAGCACAGAACCCTTCGCCAGTAATGAACTTTTTAACATTCACTTCATTATATAACACAATCACTTCAACAGAACAGCAGTTAGTACATAGGGTTTCACTTAAAGGTGTAATTTCTAGTATGACTAACTTTATTCCAACTAATCGTATTAATTCCTTTACCCATAATGGTTTAGCACAATACAATCCAGCAATTCAGAAACTTACTTATCACCTAGACGGAAAACGTTTCCCACTTGAATATTCTATTGAAGTTGATAGGAATGAAAATCTTTCTGAAAATAACCAACCAACACGTAATCCGCAGTTGTTAAGGAATTATATGGATAGTTTTAGAAATAGTAAAGACATTAAGAAATCTTGTATTAATGCAGTGATCTCTTCTGCCGTATCACAGCAAGGTGAATATGGTGTGTTTGGTGTTGGTTGTAGTATGGATAGTGTAAGTAATGCCGGTATTCCAGCAGAAGTATCTACTTTAGGATTTGAATTACAAGCAAAACTTACAGATCCAGATAATTTCGGAACTGCTAATGGTGCTACAACAAATTATTCAGCATACACCTTTTATCTGTGCCGTAATTCAGTTCAAGTTATTCAAGGACAAGGTATACAAGTAGTTCAGTAAAACGTGATTTGTTGTAATTTTATTTTATATTTTTTAGATTAATTTTATATATAGATATTATATAAAATGAATAGTGCAAATGAGAATATGAGTTTACCAAGTGTCTTACAAACTAACGCTGTAGACGAAAACCAATCTAGTCGTGTAGAAAGTGTAATTCAAGAAGCAAATAATCATTCTTTTGTTGAAGGTTTAAATGGTTTTGGTAAGAGTAAGTTTGTTCTAGCAAAGAAAGGAACTGCTCTTGCCCCTAATGGTGCTTTACTATGGAAGGTAGTTTGGAATGCTTATGCTGACGGAACTAATCGCTTTTGTTCTTTTGTTAGGACTTGTGGTGGTATAAATGCTATAGAAAATTGTAGATTATATATGGGTGGAAAACTAATTTCAGAAACACGTAAAGTAGGTCAGAAAATTAATCTTGAAAATAGATTTGTTCCTTATGACGCTCAAGCAGAAATATTAGACCAGAAACTTTATAGTAATAATCAATACTTCTATCACGGAACTGGTCTATTACAACTTGCTGACGATCCAAAACATAACACAACTGGTTTCAGAACACCAACTAATTTATCAAGTGCTACTACTGAATGTAGTGTGAAAATAGATCAGTTGTTTCCAGTTCTAAAGGATACTATGTTGCCTTCTAGTTTATCTAGTGATATTATTATTGAGATTGATTGGAATGGTAGGTGGAATGAAGTTATGGTTGAAAGTGGTGCTACTGCCTTCACAGATACTCAACGTGTCTTTAGTGTTGAACGTCCACGTCTTCATTTAGATTATATTTCTTTTGCTGACGAAGTTGCTAATGCTCTTAATCAAACCATAATGTCGCCTACCGGAATGACTATACCTTATAGACAGCAAGTATTAATTACTTCACAATTACCAGCAATCGTAGGGGACGATACTAGACAATCTCAAGACGTTGAATTAGGTTTTGCTGGAAGAAGTGTTATGAAGATTTACGTACAGAAACTTTTAAGTGGTGTTGTTAATCCATTACTTCTTCAGTCATATTCTACTGGTTTACTTCAAGAAGAATTGCAGTTAGTTGTTAATAATAGAAATCTTTATGATAGAGAAGTAAACAAGGTTTCAGAAATGTATTCTTATCTAGGACAAACTGCTTCAGCACCAGCATATCTTTTACCTTCAACATATAATCAAGTGGGACAATTGCTTACTGCTAATCTTAATCAATTGAATGATAATGTTGTATTACCGCAGTTTAATGCTACTAATACTGCTACTACTGGAGTTCAAGCAAATTATCAAGGTAGACAGCGTTGGTTAGGAATTAATCTTGCAAAGGTTCGTGGTGATAATAATGATACACCGCAGAACGCTATTCAAGTCGGACAAGCACCTATGGTCTTACGTATTACAAGAAATAGTGGTAGTGGTGGTACTGACGAACCAACTAATACTGCTGAAACTAAAGCACCTTGCTTTTTACATATCTGGGTTGAATGTGTAAGGGCGTTGGTCTTAAGAAATGGTGTTGTTGATACTATCAATATTTAATTGTTGAATTAATTTATTTTGTATTTTTTTTATTTAATTAATAATTAATTGTTTATTTAAGAATTAATTGTTGAAAATGTTTAATTATATTTTTATAAGCAAAGTCAGTCATAGAAGACCCAGATTACGCAGAATTGTCTTATACTGGGGATTATATTTTATGCGTTTTTACAGAAAATAAAATATAGGTATATATTATAAAATGTCTGAATACTTCTCAATCAATCGCAATCGTGTTTTCAACTATGATACTGGTTCTCAAATCGCTTTCCCTAACTTCATTACTCAAAAGGGTAAATGGAACAAACGTCTACTTAAAAATCTTGGTAATATGGATAATACAGATCTTAACAGATTTGTAGATATATATGCAAAACAATTCGGTGTATCAAAAAGTATTATGGCGGAAGAAGTTTATAATATTACACCAAACTTTAAGAACCAAAAAAAATATGTATTCTTTGATAATAAGTTTTATATTAAAAGAACTTTAGGAAAAAAGATTAAACCAACTGCTTCAATAGTCAAACAAAACAAAGTCATACCACAATCAGATATATCCCAAGCAACTCAATATAAAAACTTTGTTGTTGGTGAACTTAAGAAAATGAATGAAGGTACTATAACAGAATTAAAAATACATAATGATAGAATTACTTTAGGTGAATTAGTCAAGTTAGTAAAATCAAATGTTATAGATAAAAAAGTTATTGCTAATACTGAAGGTGATACTTGGATTACTTTTAGTGATAAGACCATAAACAAGATACAAATGGGTAAGTGGATTACAAGTATGGACGCTGGTTCACACGGATCAGACGCTAAATACGTTCACGATTATCTAGCAAATGAATATTCTACTATTAAGGTTGTTGAATATAACCAAACTTATGCAAATAGTAGTCAACCAAAAACTAAAAATGGTGGTGCTTTCTTTAGGTTCTTACATACTATAGAAGATTTAGATTTAACTGATTATGGTGTATTTCATAAATCAGTTCAAGAAAATAATGAAAGTGTATTAGCAGAATATTTAAATGATAATTGTTTATATCACACCTTAAAGATATTAAAATTAGAACCACTTAAATTATCAGACCTTAAGAGTATGATAATAAATCGTAATGTTCCACTTTCAAGAATGAATGAAGTTTGTGATAATCTGCAAATCTCAATTAAGTTAAGAAAGATTAAAGGTAAGACAGCAGACAACTATGATAATATTGACGTTATACATTATGGTAATAAAGAACATAAACAATTTGTTATTGGATTACTAGACGACCACTACTTTCCAATTGTGTCTACTGATATTACTTCTTATGCTCTTAAAAATCATAAAGAACTTATTGGTGTTTCTGACTGGAAAACTATTTACAAATCAGTACTGAATAAAGATAAAACTAAAACACTTTACAAACGTGATAAGAATAGAACACTTGATAGTTTCTTACTTATTAAAACATTACTTCAAAATAGATCTGAAATGCTTAAACCAATTGAATACACAGACGCTATACTTGAAACACAATTTTATGATAAGGTAAGCGACTTTGGTACTCTTGAATATAATGACTGCAACTACAAACCTAATCCACCTTCTATATCTGAAATTAAAGAAGTTATAGATAATGAAGATTTTGGTGGTGTAAGATTATGGGTAAAAGATTTTGTTAATGAAGAAAAAGTGTTTCCTACTTGGGAAATCATTTATGATATAGTTGATATGGAAATGTCTTACTTATCACAATACACAAAACTGCAAATAGCACAAAACTATCATTCTTATGGTAATGTAAGTCGTGGTGGTAAGGGTTTCAAAATATTCTTTGACTTTGAAACTTATGCTGATAATAAGCAAGGTAAAATCCATAAACCATATTTATGTTGTATGGAAACTGAAACTGGTGAAAAGAAACGCTTTTTAGGTAAGGATTGTGCTAGAAAGTTTTTAGACAATATACCAGAAACATATACTAACGCTAAAGGTAAGGAAGTTGAAATTAAAGAAGTACTTTTAATAGCACACAATTCCGGTTATGATTATAAGTTTTTATTTCCATTATTAAGTCAGAAACAACCAATTCAAAAAGGTAAAATGCTTATGTCTTGTAGTGCTAAATATTATCATAATGAAGTATCTTATGTTGATAAAGGTGGGTATAAGGAAAATGGTGCTAAAAATATTGAAAAGAAATCAACTACTAAACGTGAACTTTTAATTACCATTAAAGATAGTTATGCAATCATTCCAGAACCATTAAGGAAGTTTGGTAAAATGTTTAAACTGAAACAAGGTAAGGAAGTCATACCATATAAATTATACAATAAAGTATTTTCTTCTTATGGTGTTAGTAAGATCCATTACAAAGAAGATTATGTATACAAAGAAGTAATAAAAGAATGTGGTAAGAAAAATCTTCAGACATTCAAAGATAATTGTATGAAGTGGAATTGTATTCATAATGGTGAAATAAATATTATGGAATATAGTGCAAAATATTGTGAAATAGATTGTGAAGTACTACGTAATGGTTATGATATATTTTCTGGTTGGATTAAGGATCTTGGTAGTGATAGTGAAAAAATAGTTAATCTTAACATAGACAGCATATTATCGTGTGCTTCATTAGCACATAAATATATTATTTCACAAGGGTGCTATGAAGGTGTTTTTCAACTTGCTGGTAAACCACGTGAGTTTATCCAACGCTGTGTTGTTGGTGGAAGGACTATGACTAATCAAAATAAAAAGTGGAAGGTTTCCGGTGGTAAGATTGCTGACTTTGACGCTTGTAGTTTATATCCTAGTGCTATGTATTTAGGTAATGGTTTCTTACAAGGTTTACCAAAAGTATTACAAACCACAAACCTTCAAGAATGTCTTGCTTATGACGGCATATTTGTTCGTGGAATTATTACCAAAGTTGGTATAAAAAGACAATTTCCATTATGTTCTGTTATGACTGAAAGTGGTGTTAGAGATTTTACAAATGATTTAGTTGGTAAAGAAGTTTACCTTGATAAACAATCATTATTAGACCTTATTGAGTTTCAAGACGTTGACTTTCAAATAACTGAAGGATATTACTTTGACGAAGGACATAACAAACAGATCAAAGATACTATCAGATATTTATATGATACACGAGTACAAAAGAAAAAGGAAGGCAACCCCATTCAAGCGGTATACAAATTAATTATGAATAGCGGTTATGGTAAGAGTATCTTAAAACCTATCACAGAAGATATAGAAATTATTGGTGAAACTGGTTGGTCTGAAGAACGTGGATTTTATAAAAAATGGGACGAGTATTTAGGTAAGAATTATAATTTCATTAAAGAATATGTTAAAGTTGGTAAGGAATATATTGTGAAGAAGTTTAAACCGATCAACACACATTTCAATAACGCTCAAGTAGGTGTGGAAGTATTATCTATGAGTAAGAACATTATGAATAAAGTAATGTGTCTTGCTGAAGATATTGGTTTGAAAATATACACTCAAGATACTGATAGTATGCATATTGATTATGACGAAGTTGAAATACTTGGTAAGGAATACACCAAGAAATATAATACAAACCTTATTGGTTCTGATATGGGACAATTTCATATTGACTTTGATTTGGAAGGTAGTGTGTCTGATATTGTTGCTACTGAAAGTATCTTTTTAGGTAAGAAGTGTTATATTGATAAACTCAAATCCACAGACGAAAATGGTAATACAATTTGGGGACACCATATCAGAATGAAAGGTGTACCAAATAAATCTATTGAGTATACTGCTGATATTCTTGCGAAGAAATATGAAGACGATAATGGTGTTAAAGTTGAAGACAAATACCTTCACTTATATGACCGCCTTTACAAAGGCGAAAAAATAAACTTTGATTTACTTTGTGGGGGCGAAGTTGATATGTTTAAAAATGGTTATGTATATACAAACGAAGAAGGTAAAGTAAAATATGTTAAAGACAGCAGTAAGATACACTCTGTAGGTGAGTTCAACCGGATACTATCATTCAAATACGAAGAAGGAATAATGACGTAATTATGGTCTTAATTTTATTTATATTTTTTATCAAGTTCTTACCTTGAATGGTCTGCGAATTGTGGGGGCGTTTCACCAACCCCCAGACCATAACTTTTTTCTATATCCTTACCATAAAATCAAATATATATTGTATCTGATTTTATCCTTATCACTTTAGGTCTGGTTATTATTGATCCAGATATTCTACGCTCTTTGCAGTATTCCAAG